GCCAACTCTTCTGGCTCAGTAACCAATCAAGCCATACAGGTTTTACAAGGTCCGTATATAACTAACACCTATGGTAATGGTATACAGTGCCAAGGTGCTACCATGAACATCACACCATATGCGACTGGAGGTATTGCCTTTAAGCGACCATATGAAGCATACTATGACGAGCCAGTGTATGATGTTCATGATGCTGACGATGATGGACAGATTGATAATCCAGGAAATATTTTATATTATATGCCCACAAGAACTAATCAATCAGATAGTTATAACGTATCACTAGGTGTCTCTGCTACTTGGTCAAGACCATTAGATAAGAAGTTACAAGAACAATGTAAAGAAGCAGCACAAGCAAGTATCAATCAAATGCAGCAGTTGACTGCTAATAAACGATTAGACTTTGAATTAGCAAGACTTAAAAACTGTGGTGAACTTATGAAGTCAGGAGTAATGTTCCATCCTAAGTCACCTTATGCTGCTGTATGTGCAGATGTTGTATTAGTTCAGCCAGCTGGTGTAGTAGTTCCTCATATGCATAGTCTTAGTACTAATGAAATTAAAGAAGAACCTAAAGAAATTAAAGCAAATGGAACTGCTGAAAATTTAGGTACACACTCTATTGGTAACGTTAAAGATTAATGGAACCACCAATACGTAAAATACAAAATATTAATAATATTAGTACCTATCAAATCCCTGATGTGCAAAATGTGTATATCCCACGTTGGATGACTGCACAACCTAATGTTGATTACTTACTTCCACCTGTAGTTGTTAATATTGGTAATCCTATTGTGGATATACCTGGTTGCGTAAAAGCACATAAAGATAACAAACAACATAAGACTGGTATTCCAATTGATAAGGATCTGGTTAAGAATGATTCCAAAAACGCAATGACACTTTGCCCTGATGGATCATACCCTTCTTATAGTGCAATGAACTATGAACCAGATCAATTAACTATAACTTATGAAACTAAAGCACCTCCTGTTGCTCCACCACCAGAACCAGATATTGATACACCAGAAACCCCAAGTATTCCCAAGGCAGGTAATGAAAAACCTGATTGTCCTGGCCCAACATCTCTACGTATTGGTGCTATTGGACCTAATCAAAAAGAAAAAGTAATAGGTCATGAATTACAAAAGACACAACAAGGAGGATGGATATGTGTAGAATTATATGAAGATATTAATGCAGTAGAACAGTACCTACCCTCTGCACAAGTTGCTACTACAACGGCTTCCATAGCAGCAGTTGCTGGTGCATCTGCACTATTAGCAAAACCCCTAGCAGATTTACTACTAAGGGTTTTTAAACCTGCAATTAAACAGGTATTAGGTAAAGTTAATAAGATACTTGGTAAGACTCCTTATCGTCCTACTCAATCTGAAATAAAAACAAATGAGTATAGAGTAAAGAAAGGTCTAGTTGGAATTAACTTTGCAAAAAGAAATAAGAAAAAGAAATAATTACTTAATCGTGTTTACACTCTCTGATATCAGACCAACCACCTTGTTCTAACCACATCTTATAGTGTGGATTATACCATGAGTCACTGATATTGTAAGAAGGCATAATAACTTCTCGAATATATCTTCTGTTCTCACTTGCTGTAACTTCTACATTGTTAAGTCGTTCTCCTTCAAGTGCTTGAACTCTATTCTGTAGTCCTGATAAAAACCAAACCATACCACCTGCTTGGGCAGCAAGGAATGTAATTATAGCAACGGGCATTTTAAAATCTTTCATTTTTCTGCAGCATATAAAGCAAATGTAGAAGTAGTTATAACAGTCATCATGTTAGCAATGTGTTGTTTCACATCAGCATCACATACTTTACCAGGCATAAAGCATCCAAATATAGTTGCTCCTACTATTCCTAACTGAAATAATATAACAATCCTTATAAGATCAATGACCCTATCCTTACTATTTTTGGGGGACTTGTTCACGATAATTTCCTGGTGTTGTAGTTCTTACAACACCTCCTGTTGATTTGGGTAGCATCTCTTCTAAAGCACTACGAACTTCTTCTCTTATTATGAGTTGAATTTCTGTTTGCTTTGCTTTGACTCTTTTCTCTGGACCACCAGTTGCTTGGTCAATAGCATAATTACCACCCATTAAAGTTCCACCACCAAGCACTGCTACTGCAGTTCCTGTACTAGCAACTTTTTGTATATCCATTATAGAACAATGGCTCCTATAACAAATCCAATTACAGCATTAGCACACTTACTCTGATAAGGAGTTAGATTGAATTTCTTTTCTATGTTTTCTAAAATCTTTTTATCTAAATCAACTGCTTTGTCGAATAGATCTTTGATTTTATGTTTGATTGGATTTCCGCAAGACATAGTTTGACCTCCTATTTACATTTACATTTATACTTGGCAAATGCTGCTACAAGAATTAATACTATAGCACCTATACCAAGACCTGTTCCCCAACCAACACCTTGTGGTTCTGGTTCTGGGAGTGGTAGTGCTTCTTGTACTTCTATCACCTCTTCAGGTAATTTAAGATCTTTAATAATTGTTTCCATGAGTTTAGCCCTCTATTAGTGTACCGAATGATCTACGTATTTCACGTAGCTCTTCAAAGTCTTTATTCTTAGTTCCTCCATCATATTCCCATGCATATCCCTCAGTAATCATTTGTTCATTTAAGGAAATAGTATCCTCGCCAACATACAACCACCCAAGAAGACGACCATACTTACCCATGCCCCCTTTAAGTTCGGTTCTGATTGTGAGTTCTTCATCACCTTTAATTGTTTCAGTAAGTTTATTCTTTAACCAATTAGTTGCATCAATACCTAATGCCTTCTCTTCCAAGTCTCTTGTTCTCTTCTCTGGCGTATCAACTCCTGCAATTCTAACTCTTTCTTTCTTGTATAGATCAAAACCGAGGTCAATAGTAACATCGATAGTATCGCCATCTAGTACCTTATCAATCTTCGTTACTCGAAAGTTGTAACAGCTCTTCCGACTTGGTGGGGTCATTGCTCCCATTTTCATACTCCATAAGTGTATTATTTATCATATCCTCTACTGGAGTTCTTTTAATTCTGGATTCATGGTCTCTCATCTTCTGTATCCATTCACCTGTAGGGAATGAATGACCCATGTGTGCTTCTGCCTTTGGTGCAAAATATCCTGCTCCAATAATAGCAATTGCCACTGTACCCAACAGGGTAGCAGCAGCAACTACTTTCTCATTAGCACGTACTCGTGATGTGAGTTCTTTTTGTTTTTCTATTAATGAATCAACTTTCGTGTGCAACACTGCTATGTGTGCGTCCACTTTCAGATCCTTCAATGTTTTCTTCGTCATTAGGATACCATGTATCATACATGAATATGTAGTAAATTGCAATTCCCACACAAACGAGAAGAATAGCAAGCATAATATTAATTGACCATACTACTTCACTCAATCTCTTTGCCTCCAGTCATCTGATCTTTCTTGATGAAACCAATCCACAACATCTTGTGGATCTCCAAAACCCCTACGATGATTGCTTGAATCGGGGTCTCCTAAATTCAAGCTATTCAGAAAAGAATCAGTAGGGTCTTTACTAATTTTTCTTGCAGTGTTTAACATACCTCTTGCTGCGGTGTTTGCTTTGGACAACTTCTCTGCCCAGATCATATCTTCTAGACTGACTTCAGTTCCAGCAGCTATATCTTTACAGATTGCTTCTAGACGCAAACGATATTGAGTTGATAGCATAAACTTTACTCTACGTGAATGACACCTTTCATACCTGCACCAGCGTGAGGTTCACATTGGAATTCATAATTACCTGCTTCTGTGAAAGTAACAGGGAATTGTTCTCCACTCATAAATGCTAAATCGGAATGACTTAACTCAGCATGATCAAGAAATACTACATTGTGTGGAGGTAATTCTCCATTCACGAATGTAACTGTATCACCCTCTTTAACTGTGAGTTCATTAGGCTCAAAGATTAAATTACCTCCTGCACCCATTTGTATAGTATTAGCAGCATATGCTGATGATGCTAATGTAAAAGAAAGAAATAAAGAAGTTAACATAATAGTTAACCTTGACATCCACCACATAATTTCGTGTTTTAAATTGTTGTTGTTCATATTTAGTGTCCCATTGGGATACCAGCAGCCATCATACGAGAGATGTTATCAACCTCTTCGTTATTACAGTAATCAATAAAATGAGGATGCCCCTTTAAAAAAGGTACATCCTCTTTACTGTGTTCTATTGCATCGTATGCACTCGTGGCATACTCACATATTTCCAAATGATTTTTTTGTAAGTCGTGATAACCGACTGTATAGTGTCTCTGTTGAGTCAGGGGCATGATAGTTTCAATCCCATACTGTGATTATTTATAGCACACTATAGTAATTATTGCCTATTAGTGTGTGGACTCACTGACTCTGTGTTGTGTTCAATACTTACATTTTAAATGTTTCTTTATTGTCACTAGCAGCAATAATTTTAAGGGGTGCTTGCTCAATACGAATAGTTTGAGTAGGACCAGCCTTTGCCATTATAGCCTCAATATCTTTTGCAGTAGCAGGAGCAGGACCACCATTACCGTTACCGTTCATCTTCATAGTACCATCACCTTTCTTAGATGCGGTTTGAATTCCAAAGCTAGCTAAAACTCCTGTAAAAACTGAAGCTATAAAAGTTGGATCTATTTTTTGTTGTGGTACACCAGGAATCGCCACATAATTAAGAGTCAATATTCCTCCAGACCACACAAGGACTCCAAGGCGAACAAATGTACTAATGATAGCAGCTTGTTCTTCTTGGTCTGGTAGAATGCTATCCTTTATTTTACCAAGGACACCTTTCTTTTTTTCCTCTTCTGGTTTAACTTCTTCTTTAATTTCTTCAGGCATAAAAATAAGGGTTGCTATCTCTATATAGGAACCCTTAATTTTTTATTAGAATTGAACTGGAGCGTCAGGTAAAGAAGCTTGTGGTACAGTATCAGGATTAGTCTGTGGTGAAAGATCATTAGTCCCTATTGGGAGTGAAGATCCACCACCCACGCTGCCAAAACCTCCCAGAGATCCAAGAGCTGCTTCCACAGCTTGAGATTTAATTCCATCAATGATGGATGCCCTATTGACATATACGTATAACCCACTACCAACAACGGCAAGAGATACAACGCTAGACGCAACAGCAAGTACATTTACAAATTTTTGCATTTTAGATAACCTAATTCTATGTATTGTCATGTTAGACATGAAAGTTATTTATAACGCTCTCCAGTATAGTATGCTTTGAAATAATTTGCAAGCCCATTTGTTGTATACTGTTTACTACACCAATCATCAGCACATTCATAGATTGCTTTATTACTGTGCTTATCACCAAAATTTTTAAGAAGTAACTTGAGAGTTAATTGTCTCAACTTTAATTTCTCATCATCCATCATATTCACTCCCCTTTCCAATATACTCTAGAGAATAAACATCATGATCTTTTGTATCAGGATCCATCCACTCCTCAAACTCTTGAGTAAGTGCATGTGCATCCATAAGTCTATCTACATCGTTCTCATTGCATAAAGTTTTAACTCTAGCAACAGACCAACCAGTTGCATTACGGATTGTTTGTTCCAAAGTTACCATAGTCCTTTTTCATATAACGACCAAGAATATTGCTATTATAGTATGCTGGGGTCCCGTCGTCAAGTGCTTCAATTAACACATTATTTAAAAATAATTGTTTAGTCTCTTCGTAGTTTACTTTACCAAGGGTAGTATGAAGAGAAATTATTTCTCGCTTAAAGTTCTCTTTGCCCAATCGTTTAACATCGGACTTAAGTTCTGGAGAACTTCCGTAGTACTTTTTCC